GAAACAATAATTAATGCAATTTTCATTTTTTAAGATTTTTATTTATACAATAATTTCTTTTTCTATTAATATCATTTTTACACTTTCCCAATCTACAAAAGGCCTTTCTTCTAAACTAGTATAAATAAGTGGACAACCCAATGCAGCATCATCAATATATAACTGAGCATAACACTTATTACTTTCTGTCCATTCTTTTTGAGTAGGGTTATAACCTACACCATAAAGAATAAGGTCATTATCTTCAAACCAACTAACTGCTTCTTGTAATTCTTTTCCACTTCTCATAGTAAAAAGAATTAATTGATTTCCAGATTCCATTAATCTTTTTAATACAGGAACAGCTCCTATATCTTTTCCTATCTTTGGGTATTCATGTGTTACTACTGTGCCGTCAAAATCAATTGCTATTTCCATCTTCTTCTAATTTTAGTAAAAAATCATTTGGATCAATTTCCTGCTTACCTAGCTTATAAGATTTCTTTTGTTTTTCATAATCAGGATGTGACTTTACTTCATCAATCAAATCCTCTAAATCTCTATTTTTTACAGCAGGTTGTTTTGCAGGAAGTTCTGCAAGATACCGTCTTCTGAGTGAGTAAGCAAGAACATCTGCCATTTCTGTTATGTGCTGTACATTTACTTCTTCACCTCTTGCATCACCTATATAAGTGTGTAGTGCATCAAACAACACCTGACCAAAGCCAGGTGTGTCTAATACTGCTAATTTAGTCTTTGCTTGCTTCATTTTCTAGTTTTGTCTGTAAAGATAATAGGTTGTACCATTTACTTCCTGCTCTTCTTCTATGCCTTTTTCCACATGTATTCATATGCAGTTTTTCTTTTACCATTACATACTGAGTGAATATTTTTATTTGCATTTTTGATTTTTAGATGGTTTTCTACTTCTCCCATGTTATTGAATATATTTAGTATATTGCCTTCTTTATTCATCTGAATGAACTTATTATTAGGGTATGCAGTATTTATTCTTTCTATTCTTTTTTGGATTTCCTCTTGATTGTGTTCCTTTATCCATATGAACCCATGTGCTGAGGGTTTGACTCCGTTTACTGCTCTGCATATAGATGTTCCACCAAATATTTTATTTGCTTCCATACTACTAGCCCATTCTTTTATGAACTCTCCAGACATACTATATTGTCTGATTTTTATCATGACCTTTAACCTTCTCTTTTCTATTGTTTCTTTAGAAGGTTTTCTACCCAGTGCCATATTTCTTAGTCTTAACTTCTCTTCTTCTGATATCTTTTTACCTATTAGTTTTTTAGTTCTTTTTTCAATATGTTCAGCTGTTTGTTTATAGCCAGACATTCCTCCTGCTTTTGGACATAGATTATATATTGGTTTTAGAGAGTCTATATATAGCTGCTCATTGACGATTAGAATGTCTTTTTCACATATATGTAGGATGTCAAAGAGAAATGCATCTTTACCATATTTATTATAGGATCGCTGTAACCGAGTATTAGGATGTATCTGCTGCTTTAGATCAGTTAGATGTCTTCTCCATCTTTTTTCTATATTAACAGACGATCCTATATAGTAGTCTTGGGTTATACTATTTGTTATTTTATATATACCTATGGTCATTTTCTAGCTATTTTGTTCAGTAGTATTTTATGTAAAGATACTGAGAATTAACTAGAAAATGACCTCTTCCATCAGAATTTATTGTTTGTATAGGTAGTATTCAGTGCCATTAACTGTTTGACTACGTTCTATTCCATCATGCCCAGACAAACAGTGACCTCTTCCATCCATACGTGCATCACTTTTCCAAGCATCTTCATCAAAGTAGTTACGTATACTTTGAGGTATTTCAAGACACTCATCTATATAGTTTTCAAGACTCTCATCCCATGCATCATCTGCTTCACTATCTGTATATACTAACCAGTCACTAGTTCTCTCATCATATTCTTCTACATCTACTTCTGTACCGTTATCTTCTAACCACTCTTCAAAGGATAATGTTTCAACATCAATACCTTCATTTTCCATAAGGTAGTCTCCCCAATTTTCTCTCATTCCTTCTTCAGTACCTTCCCATATCTTTACATCATCTCCTGTACCAGTAGTAAACCATACAAGATCATCTACCTCTTGCATCAAAGCAAGACTCTTTTCTATTTCTGTTGTCAGTTCCATTTATTCTTTTGTTATCCTGTTATCCCAAATAGTTTTATCGTCTTCATAAACCTCTATTGTAGCATCACCGTTATTTTGCTCCGGTGTAATTGATACTTCTGTATCACAAAGATTTTCCCATTCATAAGCTAATTCTTCTGCAAATAAGTAATTAGAACCTTCTCCACTTTTAAGAGCTTCTACTACCTGATCCAAGTCTACATCTTCTTCCAAATATGCACGACACCAGGTTGTTACTTTAAAATCAACATACTTTCTTGACATGTTATATCCATTTAAGTTGTTTAGCAATATTGTTTACCTCTTCCATTTTTATTCTGTGACAGCCTACTATGATCCTTTGATCATTTATCTCTGTTACATTATAAAGGTCTAACAGTTTATAGTTACAGCATTCCTCTGAGTTACATCCACCTTTAGCAAGAATTACCTGTATATATCTGTAGAATTTCTTAGCTACTTCTACAGGTACTTGTACATTTTGAGATGTTTCAATACGTTCTTTCTCTGCATTGTATCTAAGAAGATCAGGTTGTGATGAGTTACTACCATATCTGTGTCTTTTCTTTTGTACATATGGGTTATATGCCTCAAAGTTTCTCCATTTCTCTATTTGTTCAGCATTATCTCTCAGCTCTTTTTTCTCTCTTGCTATCCTTGCTTTTTCTTGCTTTTCTAAAAGTAAAGGATCTGCTAACCTTTCAGCTTTCTTCTTACTATACTCTTCTATCTGGTTTTCCCACTTATCAGACTTTGCATCAGCTATAAGAGCTTTAGTAAACTTGTCTACCTTTAGTTTAAAGAATGTCCCACACAAGATCTTGCACTTCTTACATACCACTCTTTATTCTCTCTTGCTGAAGTTGCTTGTTTTAAAAACCTTTCAATCTTTGCTCTCCAAATACTATTATTAGCATCATGATCAGGTGTAGAATAATATCCTGGCACCTTTGGCATGTAAAGCTTGTCAAGATGTCGTGTTGCTGCACTTACTGAACTTACATGCTTACCGGTAGTCTTACTATAAGTATCTAAAGTAAAAAAGATAGTTGTTTTACCTTTAGCATCTACATATCTTTTGGCTATAGGAAAATGTCTACCAAAGCTATATATATAACATCATTCTCCACATACCCACTACCAAACCTACAATCTCTACCTGGTTCATTAGCAAAGATGTGTGCAATCTCAGACATGTTACTAAATACCGTCTTCTGTCTTTTTGTTTTTGTTACTGTATTTGTTTCTGTGCTCATAATGCTAATTCAAGTTGAATGCCTAACAATAAATTTCTCTCTTCTTGCTTCTTTACCAGATGATCAATAGTGCTTTTGCACTCTTTGATCATATCCTCTTTACCATCATCACCGTAGTATCCAAAGCAGGAATCTACATGATTCTCATCGGCATCTTCTATTGTGAAACCGTAAACTTCACCGGTAAGGTAATTGTCATACACCTCTACTTCTCCATCCAAGTAATTATTTGCTTGTTCAGGAGTCCATCCTTCTGCTTCTATCTTGTCTTTGGTTATGTATATCCACCCAATTTGCCCAGAATCCCACCTGCAGCTAAATGAACTTGTACTGATCGTAATACCCGAATGGTCATACAGATACAAACCCTTGATGATTGTACCCTTCTCTTCTATTGCTTTGAACAGATCAGCTCTGTCCATATCATCATAACCACCTGTCTCTTCATATTGCTTATCCTGGTACTCACTTCTATCTATCCCAGCCAGCTCATACAGAAGATCTATTGGCTCCTGATAGTTCTTGCTTATGGGACGACCATCTTCCATATCACCCAAATTGTACCTTGAGTGCCAGCAACACATAACTCCCGCAGAATCCCAATCTGTACGTGGATTGCATGGATCTTGGTCATATTCTACTTTGATGGTATAACCTTTGTATTCTTCTGTACTATAGTCCATTGTTTTGATTTTTGTATTTTTCCATCAACTCTTCTTTCTCATCTACACATAGATCATTCCAACTATCTGTAAGTTGATCTGCTATATCTTTTGCAGTATCTAAATGCAGATCACGTTCAACAAACACTTTCTTCTGATCTTCTGTATCAAGGTCATTAAACCAATCATTTACTGGTCCTTCATCACAGATTGTAAACTCTTCATCATCAGTTTTCCATTCTTCTTCAGTTATCAAATAGCCTATTCTGTTTACCCAGTGATAGCCGGCAGTAACACCGAACCATCCATCACAATCAATAACTGTCCATATACGCTTCGGATCACAAGATCTTACAAACTCAAGCTCTTTATCATAGGTCTCAAACATTTTATTTTCAAAAGAACCATAGTTAGTAAGATGATTTTCTACAAGAGTATACTTCTCTAAAAAGTTATCGTAAGTCAATGATTTCCCTTCTTGTTGGGGATTTTGTTCCTGTTCCATTTTGTATTTCATTTAGTTCAAATAAAAAGGCCAGGTATTCCTTTACGGTTATACCTGGCTCTTCTTCAATCAGCTTGTCTATTTCCTT